ACAGGAAATAAAAGAATTAAAGCAAGAAAATCAAGAATTAAAAAATAATCAAGTTTTTAAAAAATACATTACAGCTATACAGGATTTAAACCAACAATTTAAATTAGAAACTAAATTAAAAAATAAAATAGAATTACGCTCTCTTCGTAAAAATAGAATTGGATATTCTCATTATATCGATAATGATGATGATACACCCGAAGAAATACAATTTAAATTAAATATTTTAAATAATAAATTAAATTCAATAGACGAATTCAATTATAACAAATTTGTTAAAAAATACGGCATATCATTATTTGAAGAAATTAAACTATTTGTTAAAAATAATGTAAAAGAATGTCATATTGATAACGCAGATTATGTATTAGATTGGTGGGAGGATTTATATTTTTGAGCGGGCGGCGTTTTATATGAAATTTAAATTTATTATAGGTAATTATATAATAAATTTAAAATTGTAATTTATATTTGGATTTTATTGAGTTTTTCTATAAACTGTTGTTTACTTATAGACCGCGGACCAACTGTATCTTCAAAAGTCCATTTTATATTATTTATGTATGATAATATAACATTTACATCTATGCTTGTATTTAAAAAATAATGAGATTGCGCGGAATTATTGTTATATATATAAGCTCGCCCGGCGTAAAATCCTACTCTACGAATTGATATTATATTTGAATATTTGTTTATATCTTTATAATTTATAAACGAAATAACTGGATTTATTAGTTCTAATTTAGGTTTTATAATTCGTTGATTTGTTTTTCGTATCCATATTTGAAAAACACACGGTACTGAATAATCTTTATTGTCTAATATAAAAGAATTACTATCTAATTCAATAGTTTTATCTAACCAGAAATATAAATTCAATCTATTTTGTATTGATGGTTTTTTGAAACTTTTAGGAAGTATAAAAGCTATCGTCAATACATTAATATAAGACGCAGCTTTATTAAAAAATTTAATGGCGAGACTGGCGTTTTTACCAAACGGTGGGTTTCCAATTACTATTGTGTTTTGATTTAAATCTAAATTGTCTTTAAGAAAATCTTTTTGAATTATGTTAGAATTTTCAGGTAAAATGTCAATAGCAATTACATTTTTTTTATAAAAAGATAATAAATTTGAAAAATTACCTGAACCGGCCGATGGTTCAACTATAATATCAAAAGAACCAAAATCTATAAAAGATAATATATATTTTACTGTTTCAGTTTTAGTGTAAAACTTATCATACTGTTTGGATGTCATTATAAATTATATTATAAAAATATAATATAATTTCATTTTTATAAATAATATTTATTCTTCTTTTCCATTACAATTTTTAATATGTTTATTTAGGGTGTCAATACGCGCGTAATCAGCTGAACATTTACCACATTTATAACGAACTCCCGCGTCTTTAACGATTTGACGTTTAGTTTTTAAAATTTCATTAGCGCATGGTTTACAGTTTAATGTATAACCATCTTTTGTATATAAATGTTGTGTAAATTCGCTTATAGGTTTTATGGATAAACACGCAGCGCATCTTTTTTCTGTTATAGTTTTTTGTATTTCTTGTTTTTGTTTTTTATATGCTAATTTTGATATTTTACAACAATCTTTACAAATTGTATTGAAACCATCTTTTTTTGTTTTGTCTTTATTAAAATTTTCAATTAAATGTTCTGTTAAACATTTATTACATTTTTTCGTTTGAATTTCTAAAATATCACTTTCAGCTTTTGTGTATATTGATTCAGTATCATCTGTATCTTCTTTAGTATCATCTGTATCTTCTTCATTAACATATATGTCTTCAATTCGGTAATATTCAGTATAGTTAATATTTGATAATTCACATAATTGTTGAACAAATTTAATTATAGTTTCAATATTAACATTCAATAACCATTCACCGTCGCGTTTTATCATATTTTCACAAAATTTATTTTTTACGAGACTTTCAATTATATGATTTAAATTTGTAAATGTTATATATAAAAATTCCGGCTCAAAATAAGTAGCATATGATGATTGACGCGAATTCAAATTTTTTGATATTCCAAATTTATAACTTTCTTGTGCGGAAGATGGATTTTTTAAAATATAGAAACAAGCGCCTTTTTTTAAAGTATAACGACGGCGCTTATACAATATGCGTTTATGATTTTCTTCTAATTTAAATAATTTTTCACTTGTATCAATAAGTTTATTATTTGTTTTATCAAGTTGTTGTCGTAATTCAACAGCTTCTTCAGTTGCTATTTCGTGTAAAATTTCTTCTAATTTTATATAATAATTATGAATTTCATCAGCTTTTTTTGTATTTGATTTTAAACAAAATTTCTTGAATGTATTGATTGTCATTGTTATATTTTCTTGAGGACGACCAGCCTGAATATTTATCCGAGGTTGAGGGGAAATTATTTTGTAATCAATATCTTTGATAAAATGTTTTTCAAATAATCGTTTTGCGTGATCTTTTCGAGAAAACCCGACCCATTTCCATACATCATCAAGATTTATAACAAAATCTTGGACTGGATTATAATTTAAATAACAGTAAAAACTCGCAATAAATAATTGTTGTTGGTCATTAGTAAAATGTTCTTGTAATTTATTAACTAATTTATTTTGGTAATCTTTTGAAATTTTTGTAAGCGGATTTCTTTCAATAAGATTTACAATATTTAATGTTTCCATTATATTTTATTAATATATATTATATAATAAGTCTTTAAACCAATTTGTAAAAATATTACACATAATTTTACAAAAAAGGGGAACACGCCTATGCGATGCTCATATAATGGGTTCGACGAACTTTTCTATTAAGATAATGGTTTATTAAAAATACCGATGTGCTTATTCATTCGGGTTATCGGAGATTTATTTAAACCTTCTTTAAATAATTTTGTAAATATAAAAAAAAAAAAATTTTTATTTTGATATAATATAAATAAGAAATGTCTTCTATATGTACTTCAAATATTACTTCTGGATTTATTGATTTAGCTACTTTCGATGAAATCGAAAAGTATATGTATGGTGGTCCAGATGCTACCGCTTACTTCGTTCGCGAAACACGCAAAGCTACCTGGTTTACGCAAATACCTGTCGTTTTGAGCCGCGCCTCAGGCCAGCCCGCGTTTAATCAAGAATGGTCTGTAAGTATCTCCCGTGCCGGTGATTACTTACTTCAATCTTGGTTAAGACTTCAACTTCCTGCTGTCGCTCTTGCTTCAAGCGTTGCTTCTGGTGTATTCATTAGATGGACCAGAAACTTAATGCACAATCTTGTTAGAGAATGTGCTATTACATTTAATGACCTTGTCGCCGCAAGATTTGATAATTTTCATCTTGACTTCTGGGCTGCTTTCACTGTTCCAGCATCTAAACAAAATGGTTATGATAATATGATTGGTAACTTAAAAGAATTAACTGAACCTGCAAGATTATTACCCGATGCAACTTTAAATCTTCCACTTCCATTCTTCTATGCTCGTGATAGCGGTGTAGCACTTCCAACTGCTGCTTTACCATATAACGAAATGAGAATTAACTTCGCATTTAGAGATTGGGCCGATTTACTTATTAGAACTTCTGGAGATGGTGTTGATACTGTTAATACAGTATGTCCTATTACTGACCTTGTCGCAGCTCCAACTGTATCTCAATGTCAAGTATGGTCTAATTATGCTATTGTTTCTAATGACGAAAGAAAGCGTATGGCTTGTGCGCCACGCGATATATTGATTGAGCAGGTTCAAACTGCACCAATTCAGTCATTTACTCCAGCAACTAATGTTCAACAATCCTTTGATATTAGATTTTCTCACGCTATTAAAGTTTTGTTCTTTGCTGTTCGTAATACCACTTGTAGAGCTGAATGGTCCAATTATACTACTGCTTCACCAACTATTGCTTCAGGTGTTCTTTCATTTGTACCAGAAGGTGCTGTTGACCCAATCGTTCAAACATCACTTATCTACGAAAACACCAATCGTCTTCAACAAATGGGTTCAGATTACTTCGCACTTGTAAATCCTTGGTATAATGCACCAACTATCCCTTCTGTTACCGGATACCATTCATATTCATATTCACTTGACTTTATGTGCTTGGATCCACTTGGTTCTACCAATTATGGTAAATTAACCAATGTTTCCATCGTCCCAGAAGCATCAGATGGCGCTGT